ACAACTGGAGGCTGGTCATGTTGCGGTCAAAGTCCCAGAGGACCGCCGTATACTTGATCCAGCCTGTGTTACCAATTTCCTCGTATGAGAGATTGCGCTCTTGGGTATATGTAAAGCTGCAAGAGCTTGGCGACGCGGCAGTGAAGAGAAATAGCTCGTCGTTAGCCCTGCATCGCCATTGGATGTAGTTGTTGTATCCAGCAGTCCCTAACAGGCTCAGTTGGAATCGCGCATAATCCCCGGTCGCTCCGGTCATGTTCGGACGATAGACATAGATCGAGAACGAAACCGCAAGGCCGTCCTGCCATCCAAGCCCTGCCGTGGAAGGCGTCATGCTGTAGTTGCAGACAGCAGTTCCCGTCGTATCCCCGACGACGCTATCGCCAGTAAGTGTTCCATCTGGCGCAGCAATGGCGGCGATGCCCGTCGACGCCACACGCGATTGCGAAGGAAAGTCCGACACCGCAGAGACGCCCGTAGAGTTAAGCAAGTCCTGCGTCTCAAAGACATCCTGCACCACGACGTCGACCGTAGCCGTGTCGCTGCCGCTAGGCCCAGACGCGGTCAACTCCACCGTGTGCGTGCCGCCGTCCATAAACCGGTGCGACACTAGCGACCCGTACGCGCCGCTGTAATCCAGATACGTCGGGCCCCACTCATCGAACGTCCACGTGAACGTGTCGGCGTCGCCCACGCTCGTCTGCAGGAACGCTACGTCGTCCGTCCACGCGACCGCAGTCAGAGACTCGGCGCTGAAGCTAGCGGTGATGCCTAGCGGGGGCGGAAGCGAGCCCGCGATGTCCGGGTCGTTGCGCAGCTCAAGCAGCTGCGCGTGCAGGCGCGCTGAGTCGATTACGATACCCGCGTTGGTAGCCGATGTAGCCCCGACCTCAAGGTACACGTCATCGCCACCAGAGCTAATAGTTTCTAGGTTGATGGTGCGCACGGCGCCATTGCCTATATCCGTCGAAAACTGGGTCAACGTAATAATTGACCCGCCCTGATCCTGCTGCAACCGCACCTGCACGGTTCTTGTGCCGCCGGATGAGTTGCCCACAATAACCTGCTGACGCAGCACCCAGTAGTACCCCGTAGCCAGCTGCAGACCGTTGGAGCCTACGCCAGCCAAGCCGTCGAGGTCCGTCAAGGCTCCAAAATAGTGAACGTCAGAGCTTTGATCGACGACCACGTAGCCGCTGCCCCCGAGGTTCGTGCGCGCCTCTGGTAGCTTTGTGACCGACTGCCATGCGCTGCCGGTTACGATTGAGTCGATAGCGCCGTCGACGTAATCCTTGGTTGCAGCCTGCGAGCCGTCAACTGGCGTTGCGAAGCGTAGGTTGTCTGCTGCAACCCTGTGCCTGTTTCGGCTGTCGACCTCGATGGTCTTGTCCTTACGTACCTGCGCGCGACCGTTGGCGTCGACCTCCTGCCCATCACCGACTCGCTGGCTGGTCTGCAGCTCTGCCTCAGACGATCGACGCTGCCGCGGATCTACGTCGCTACCTCCCGGGCGCTGGCCGTTAGCAAACTGCGCCTGACGCGAACGGCGTGCCCGTTCCTCGCGCGGTACGAAACTCACGCCCGAATACCCCCGGCATAGCTCACGTGGACCTGCCCTTTTTCGTAGCTCCACGTTTCCTGCTCACGGGCGTTGCGCAGCATGAGATAGATGCTGTCGCCACTGACCCGCACCATGTGCGTGCCGTTACGTCCAGCCTGCAACTGACCAGACTCCAGAGGGTCGCCCAGCTGAGCCGCGTTGTCGGTCTCGTAGAACTCGTAGTTGCATCCGCTGTAGTTCGGCGCCAGCACGACAGTCAGCGCACCAATAGCGTGCACGTCCATGTCTCTGTTAGGCGCAATCGGCCCCATCAGCACGTAGCTGTCGATAGGCAAGTACTTGTTAGACAGCACGCGGTCCCCCTTAGGAACCTCGCTCGACTCTGTCTGGCCCCACTTGCGTATACGGCCATCCTCGCAGCCGATGTGCATTGCTCGGTCCGCAGGGCTGTCGCCGTCGACAATCAGCGCAGCCGTAGGCTGGATGCCATCGCCTGTGTTGCGGCCAAAGCGGTCTACGTGGAACGAGTTGGTCCGCTTGCTATAGAAGTAGTGGTCGACGATGATGCCAGGGTTGGCGAACGGCATAACGAACACGTGCACGCCGTCGTCGATGAAGTTGTAGACCAGCTCGACGTAGTGCGTCTCCAGGTCGATGTTTTGCATGCGCTTGCGCACGCGGCCAAGGCTGACGTCCTGCAGGCCAGTGCCAGGCGCCATTGTGTACAGGCCACCCTTAGAGCCAAAGAACCACAGCCGCCCAGCGTCGTCCTTGCACCACGGCCTGCCGAACGACATGCCGATTTCGTCGCTCACAAGGTCGAAGCTGCCACCAGCGCCGGGGTCCCCGGACATCTGGTAGATACTGCGGTCACATCCGAACCAAAGCACGTCGTCCTTGTACGGGACAATCGTGTTGATGCTGTCGGGGCACAGGCCAGCTTTAGAGGTCACGTTGCTGACCGCGGCGCCAGCGTCAGGTATGGGCGGAAACTCGTCCCAGTCGAACGGCTTGCCGACGCGGCTCATGTGCCACGCTCCCGGGGCCTCGTCGCTGCGGGCCAGAACCAGACGGCCACGCCAGAACGACACCAGCCGACAGCGCGGCGGGATGTACCCGTTGGACTGCGAGCGCATCTTGGTAATGACGCGGTCCTTAGGGTTGTAGTAGTAGTACCGTGACCCGTCGCTAAACACAGCTATGCCAGACGCAGTAGCTGAGCTAATGTACGGCGCGTCTGCATTGTAGCTAATAGCAGCGCTGCCGTCGTCTAGCAGGGTGTAGCCGCTTGAGCTGTACTCGTACCAGTTGCCACCGCAGGTAGCTACGTTTCGGATCTCGCGGACAGGCAGGCTGGCGCTAACTTTAGCCGTAGCCAAAAGCGCAATGTTTACGCTGTCGTTGGGATCGACCGTTGTCTGGGGTGTACCGCCGGTTACCACGCGGTCGACGTAGTCCTGTGAGCCACCGTTGTAATCAGGAACGGCTACTGGCACGGCCACCGTCAACAGCGTCTGCACAAGACCTAGGTCAGCCTGCGCTTCGGACCTCGTAAGCGCCATCGACCACTCTTGCCAATCAAAGATCAGCAGGCTTTTGCCGTTATGCAGACTGTTGGCATCGTTACCGTGGTACGGAACGTAAAAATTGCCGTTCTCGTCAATGGCGGTGCGAATACGCTCTGCACCCGGCGCCGCAAGCGACCAGCCCTTGCATATCGCACCATTATCGAACGACAGGCCGGCCTTCTTTGTCGCAACGTTACCGATCTCCGACCACACGCTGACGTGATGCTGCCCGACGCTGTTGCTCACGCCACCGCAGCACAGCAGCACGTATGACCCGTCGCTTGCAGTGTCTTCGGTGACCTGTACTGACAAACCCCACCCGTGGTCGGCTGCGTTTGCGCTCGTGTACTCAGCCTCTTTGATCCATTGCTGATTAGCCGCATCCGTACTAATCGGACTAAGGCGAGCCATAATCCAATAGCGCGCATGCATTGAGCCGCTGGTGCTATCCACTACGCTCGCGCAGACATACGCGTCACCGTCCGGGCGCACTGCCATACAGCCGACAAAGTACGGTACGCCGCCAGTCGGGTACTGGTAATGGTTACCTAGGTCGGTGGCATCGTTGTAACTGAGGCTCCACGTGCTATTTGCTTCCGCAACGGGCTCCTCATCAAACACGTATTCCGCGTAACGCCGGAACTCCCAAATCGAGTTTGCGTGCTGTTGATGGTAGTGGATACCGAAGACGTACAGGTCCTGACCGTACGTCTGCATGTCTAGCACGTGGAAGCCCGGCTTGATTGTCCAAGCTAGCTTGTACTCGCCGTCGGCCTGCAGCTCATAGGCTTTGATCCATGCGCGCTCGTTGTCGATTGTCTCGTGGCCAGGCAGCTGCCCGCTAGATACAAAGCAGTTGCCGTAGTCATCGACTGCCAGCTTACGCGCATACAGCTCGTTGTTGTCGTCGACCGACACCGGTATGCGCTTAATCACACCGCCATCGCTGTTTAGCTTGACGACTTCACCACCGTCAGACAACGCCCAATACGTATCAAACGTATCCCGGCGCAGATCGACACAGTTGGCAAACCCGGTTGTCTGGTGTTCGCGGTCGAATCCGATGGTGGCTTCGTTCTGCGCCGTAGCCAGAACCGACCAGCTGTACGGGTTGACCTCGCGCTGGACGCTGACCAGCGAGCTAATCTTGCTGAACCCGTTGGCCGGAGCGTCTCCGGTCATTAGCTCGATGCCAGAGCGCTGCGTACCGCGCATACGACCCGTGGTGGGGTCGAAGCTGCGCATGTTGCGCTCGTCCCTGGTGGTACCAACAGGCTGATCGCTAAACGCAAACGTCTCGCTCAAGCCCTCGTAGGGATACTTGAGGTCTACGTTCTGCTGGCGTCGCCCGTCGCGTATTGCCATCAGAGAGGCCCACCCGTCTGATCAAAGTTCCACATCTGATCGTTCAGCCCGTAGTCGTACATCGCAGCGCCGTTTTGCAGCGGCCCAAAGTCCGACTGGGTCATGCTGTCACGACGTCGCGTGTCGTTAAACAGCGTGCTGTTACGCACCTGCATAAGACGCGCCGCTACGTCACCCTCTGCGTCACGCTCGTATCCAAGGGCCACGTTGCGCACGATGTTGATGTACAGCGGCTCCACAAAGCTAGGCACGGTAATGCCGTCGTCATCGCTGCGCACCGGGTCCCAGCCACGTCGGTAGTACGCTGTGAAGGCGTTCTTTTCGTACGACGCCGGGGTCGGCCACAGGTCTAGGCGCGGACGATATGCCCCCTTGTGCGTAGCGTTCGTCACTTCGACGGGGCCAAGGTTTGGAATACCAGCATAGTCGATAGAGAAATGATCGCTGTCGTCCAGGCCTTCGAACCTCGACTCGACCCAAAACCCTCCGAGCCCAAGGTCAGTGTCGTACTCTGCGTAGCATCCCATGCCAGCGTCGTTAATGGCCTTAACGAGCCGCTGGGCTGTTTTCGCCTCGTCACCTGCAAAGCCGCAGTTGTACCTGACGGTGTCCGTCGAGGTGCCGGAGTCGAACCGGAATTCGACCACGCGACTTGAGTCGCTAATGGTCATCGGGTGCGGGCCTGTGTAGCCTTGCGTGAACTCAAAGTTGTACCGCTTTTTAGTGCCTCGCTTCGCGTACACGAGCGCTGCCCAGTAGTGAAACGACGTGTTTATTGTCGAGGCGCGCCTGCGGGCTAGCTCGCTAGACGTGGTAAACGTCACGTTCGCGTTGATCGTGTCTGACGCTACCAGCCCGTTGATGCTGTGCACGTTTTCTGGCAGCCACACGAAAGGCTGGTCGGGGAGCAGGCTGAGGCTTACCTGCTCCCCTTCCAGCCACCGCCAAGGGTGCATGTTCACAAGGTACTCGCCAGCGTCGTTCAGGATGCGCAGCCCGCCAAGGGACGGCATCTTGTCTGCGCTTAGCGCGTGCCGGACGTGATCCAGCGCTTCCTTAGCGGTGAGTGCCATCAGAGAGACAACTCGGCCACTGCGCCGTCAATGCCATTGAAGAGGACCCAGCCAGAGTCATCCTCTGCAATATCTTCCAGCGCGTAACCAAGCCCTTTCCAGAGAAACGATCCATCGGCTAGCGGGTCAATGCCAAAGTGCTCGATGCCGTTTTGACTGTTCGTACCGTAGTTGACTTTGATTTTGAATCCCGCGGTCACGGCCTCTGTCGCTGTCACGCGCACTCGCCCACGGATGCACACAGGCACTTGCTGGCCTTCGTACTTAGGCTCGCGCATGACTACGCCATAGTGATTTTCGGGCTTCGGCAGGGCGCTGTTACCTGAGCCCCATGGCGTAGCGGCGCTTGTAATGCCGCCATCGGCAATCACCAGCTTAACCAGCTCAGTAGCTTTCGGCGTGTAGGTCGACAGACCAGTGATCGACACCATAACGATGCAGCGCCCAAACTCGAACACGCCATCGTCGTTAGTAACATTCTGCATCGTTGTATTTTAGGTAGCGGGGGCGAGCCCGTTGGCCCGCCCCCTAGTTACATCAGGCGTGGTCAGCGCCGAAGCCGTTGAGTCCGTCCCAGTAAACGGTCATGAGGCCGTCGAGCGCACCCGTCGTCAAAGCGAATCCGCACACCTTGCCCGTAGCTCCAACAGCGTCGACCTTGAGGTCGGTCGCGCCCTGGACGCCTTGGCCAACCGTAACAGCGGAGCCCGCAATGACGTCGACAACGCCCTTCACCGCGAACATGCCCTCAGCACCATCGGCAACATTATCAAGCGCAACGACCTGAATGCCTGCCTCCAGCGAGTTAGCCGGGGCTTTAGCAGCTGCACCAGCAATCGCCGCCGTCTTGTTGAAGACGTCGCCATTGAAGCTCGTGAGGTCGACCGTAACGACGTTGCCCTTACTCAGGGCCGCGTGCGCGATCAGCCGCACGGACTCAGTCCGAATCGTCAGGCCAGCGCCGGGCTGGCCAATGGGAACAATAGCCATCTCAATATCCTCCTGAGGATCAGTAGCCGCCGATAGCGACGTCGTTGGTTTTCGGAGAGACGATGCCCTGGCGGTGACGAGACCGGCAGATCATGTTGTACCAGCAGTCCACGGGCATAACCGTGGTGAACGGCTGGTTCGGGTGCTTCATCGTGGGGTGGCTGTACATGTAGCGCGTCGTGTGGAAGACGAACTTCAGGTAGTTAGCGTTGATGAAGTAATAACGCGGCCCTTCAATGTCCGCGGTTTTCTCTGTCTGGTTGTAGCTAGCGGACCCGTTTGCCTTGTACACCGCAAGGTCATCAAGGCTGCTGTTCCACTCGATGTCGATACCAGCGTACTGAGGCTTCATGTACGAGGGGTCCTGACGCGAGGCGGTGACGAACGTGTCTTGCGACGCCCGCAGACAGCCCTGGAACATCTGGTACCCGCCCTTCGAGGTCGCGATCATCATCGCGTTGAGGCTCGGGTTCTCGAAGTACTCCTGATGGCTGGGCGGCGGGATGAACTGCACGTCTTGGTACATCTCATCAAACGCCGAGAACAGCACCTCGCCAACGTTGGCGTAGGTCTGGCTTGCCGCAGGAGGCACGTAGGTCGAACGCTGGTTGTCCCACTTGGTGTCTTGCAGGCCTTGCAGGGTCGCCCATTCGGCGCCAGTAGTACCGCCATCGAAGATGCCAGTCTTGGTAGCGCTGGGCGCCGTCTCGCTGATGAAGCACGGCAGGCTGTAAGGCTGAGTACCGGCCTGGGCTTCCATCTCAGCGTTAGACGGAGCCGCGAACAGGTGGTCCTCCATACCGTTGAACCAAGAAGTCCAGAGGCGCTGCTCTTTGCTGCGCTTGATCTCCTTGTAGGTCTGGTGGCGAGCGTTGCGGCCGAGGCCACCCACGTTCAGTTCGATCTCGTGATCCGTCCAGCTCATGTGGTCAACGGCGAAGCGCCAGTTGATCTCCCACTGCTCAAGGATCTGAGGGTTCTGCCAGCTGAAGGTTTCGTTCGGCTGGTAGAACTGGAACGTGTTCTGCTCGTCAAAGAGGATGGTGTCTTTGATGGTCGAGCCGCCCTGAATGGTTTCAGTCGGCCCTTTGCCGCGCATGAAGCGGCGAAGCATATAGTTGTTCTTGACGGCTTCGTTCACGATGTCGGACGCGGACGTAAGGAACGCCGGGCCGGTGTTGTTCATGAAGTCGTTGAACGTCGAAAGTGCAGAGCCCATTTCAGGTTCTCCTACAGGTTAGGTTTGCCAATAGCACGTGCCCGGGCGTACTTGTCCGGGTCGTTGCTTTCTAGAATTCTCAGCACAGCGTCTTGTCGCTCCTCCGGCGTGCTGTAAGTCGGAGTCGCCTCGGGACGCGCCTTGACAGACGGCATCCCGTTTTGACGGAGGTGAGCGACCCTGTCTTTGTGTTGCCGCGACTCGCTTGCTAGCTCACCGCGGAACTCCAACAGGATTGCCTCTTCCATCAGCTGTCGCGTACTGGCCTCGGAGCCTTCGCTCCACATCTTGCCCATACGGTCCAGCACATTGCCCCAGCGTTCGCTTTCGGTATCCCTGGCCTGGGGATATTGGTCCTCTAGCGCTACTCGGGCACGCTCCAGCTCCGTAAACAGGAGCTGTTGCTGCACAGCCTGAAGCGCTGATTGCTGTTGCTCAATCAACTGCTGCATCGGCTGCACTGCCGCTTGCTGAAACTCGACCAGCAGGTCCTTACCTGACTCGTCGAGCCCGAGATAGTCTGCAAACGCTTTTGCCTGCTCGCGGAGGTTGGCGACGCTGGGTTGGTCCGGGTTGGGCTCTGCTTGGCTTTCCCCGGAGTCCTTGTCGGTCTCTCGGTCAGTCTCGGGCGCTTGCCGCTCTCGCAGCTTGCGGTCTACGTCTGCCTGCACTTTGCGCCTGTGCTCCGCAATGGCAGCAAGGCGCTCGTCAGACAGTGCTTCTAGGTCTTCAGTCGTCCATCCATCGCGCTTAAGGACGGCATACGACTGTTCGCGTTCTTCAGAGAGCGACGGCGCCCCGCTCTCCTCTTCATCCCTGGGTTCCCCCCCCAGCACCGAAGTCTCTTCCGGGGCGCCGTCTGCCTCTACAAGATCGTCTGGATCAGGTTCCCCGTCAAGCTCCATCAGGACTCTGTCCTGAGCTTGATCAGGCGTCTCCTCCACCGCTTCCGGCGCTTCGGCGGCCTCTTGGGGCTGCGCGGCTTCGGAGGTTGCGTCAACGGGCTTCTCTTCTTCGCTCATATTGCCTCAGTTATGGTTCAGAGTTCGTCGTAGTGGACTTGGGTGCCCTCTTCACCGCGTGCACGGCGCGCAGCCTCGTGCGCTTCGGCCATGTTGCGGAAAATCGGACGGCCATTCTTATCAAATTGGCCTTTGTGGTGCTTCCAGTTCTTCGGCATCTGCCGCGACACGAAAGCGTCATCTTTGCGCACAATGATGCGCGGGTTCGACTTGGTCATTTGCCTGTCTTGTTGTGTTTCTTGCGGTTGACGCTGCGGGAAACCACCCGCAGGTTGCCTCTGCCGTTGCCACCGCCCTTGGACATGGGCCTTTTGTGGTCGACTTCCTTCCCATCACCCTTTTTGACGCGGCCAGCGCGCTCCATGACCCGCCTGTTGCGGTTCCGCTGCGCGCGCTCCTTCTTCATCTTGGTGCTAGCGTGGTATTTGCGGTATTCGGAGTTAGCCATCAGCACCTCCAGCGCCTGCGAGCGGCTTTCCCACGCTCGCCTTTCCAGCTGCGACTGCGTGAGCAGAAGTTTGCACGCCGTTTCGCCCGCTTCGGGCCAGGATTCTTCTCGGTGACAGCCGTGCTCAGCTTACTGCCCGGATTAGCAGCGCGGTACTTCTTGACGCCTGCGGCTGTCATGCCAGCACCGGCCGCCGTTGAGCGGAAGTTTCCCGCCGACTTCTTGCGCGACGGCATCTTACTCTTCCTACGCGCCACTCGTACCTCCTTGCGGGGGACCGGTCGGCGCCTGCTGCTGCATGGCGCCCAGCATGCGGCTCATCTGCTGACCAGCGTTCGGCAGGTCTTTGCTGGGCTTCTGCGTTTGCACAGGTCGCCCGGGTTGACCAGCCTGAACACTCATCATTGGGATGCTGCTCTGGGGCTGCGGCTTGGCGTCGGCCTGCTGCATGCGTTGCAGGTCCGCTGCCAGCCTTTGCAGCAGCTCTGGACGCACAAGCTCGGGCAGGTCCGGGCTGTTCATCGCGTTGCCGATCTTCTGGAAGTGGTCGAGCCACGGGTAGTCGGGGTACTGAGCCATCGCTGGCAGCGTGTTCAGTACGAGAGAGTGCATTTCCATTGCACGCTTCTGCACCATTCCCTCGCTCGCACGCTCCATGCTGTAGGGCTCAATTTCCAACTCCAGGTCTTCGAAGTTGTAGCCGGCTTTGGGGTCGTGACCCCCACCTTCAAAGTACGGAACGACGTCCGGGGGGAGGGCCAACTGTCGTGCTGCTTCATCACCAAGCGGAAAAACGATCCTGTCGTCGTGGTACATGTAAAACGCGACCTTCTCAAGCAGCGCCGTCACTGAGTCCGTGAACGCTTGCTTGATATACGCGATCCGTGTGTTGGCGGCCTCAGATGCGATGGTGTGTTCCGTAGCCGTACCTGCTCCAGATACCGCTCCACGCAGCGCTTCGTCCATGCCGAGCGCTCGATCGGCCCTTTCTCTGCAGGTCGCGATCCATCGGGCCTGCTGTTCGGTTTGTCCGCCAAGCTCAAACTCCTGCACCATGGCGCGGCCATCCTCGAACGGGACCACCGCTACGTAATCGTGCCCAGTATCCTTCACTAGCTGCGCGGTTCGCGGGTCGTTGACGCCCACGATGCGCTTGTGCTTAAGCATGCTGTTCGACGCAGACCGCACATGCTGGTTTAGGTCGCCAATTTGCGCCTCTACAGCGAGCAGCGGGCTCAGCGGGATGGGGCTCTCGGGCACCTTGTAGACGCCGAACATCGAGTACGGGCCAGTGCGCGGACCGTAGAACGGCCTCGGCTTGCGCACGTACTTGCCGAGCGGCTCGTTGCCACCGGGCGCGGTGCATGCCGCCAGCGTTACGATCGTGCCGTGGAAACCTTCGTCAGAGCCGGGCGACTCATCTAGCTCATAGTCTGGCACCCACACCTCGTACAGGACGATTTCGTCCCTGTCCGGGTACATGCGCTGGTCACCCTTGTCCTTGCGCGAGTCGGCTGCCGCGGCCTCGCGGATTGCTTCTTTGTCCCAGCCGGGCTCAGTCTCAGCCATGCGCATCAGGTCTTTGCGCTTGCGCCGGTACTCGTGCCCCATATACATCGCGTCGCTCGCGCGGGTGCACCCAGGGTCGATGATGAACTGCTTGGGGCTGACCCGCTCCACGACGGGCCACATGATCTTGCTGGGCTTCTGCACGTCAGCCTCAGGCAGGTTGACCGCGCCACCAGACGTGTTCGCAGCGTCCTCTCGCACCACGGCGACGCCGAAACCGAACAGCATATCTGTTGCTAGCTCAACGAGACGCTTACGCAGGACGCAGTCGCGCACCCAACGGTTCAAGCCATAGCGCAGCGCCGTGGCGACGTCAGTAGCCGGTCCAGGCTTACGGCTCGAGATGTTGACCCGCGGGTTGTCGAAGATCAGCTTTGGGATCATCAGCGACACGTACTCGTAGTACGTGTTCTCTGGCGCGTAGTCCTCCCCGATCGTGTACGTGTCCTTCTTGTAGAAAGGCCCACGGAACCGCTGCACCTGATCGTCCAGCACCTTGATATGACGCTTGCGGAAGTCAATGGCGGCCTTGACCTCCTCCATAGCGTGCTCTGCGTGGTCAAACGACATGTGGCGCTCCTTTGACGTCTCTGTGGTTCAGCAGCTTTCCAAAGCTGTTATCGGGATACTCCCAATCGTTGTCCTCTGTCGACATGTCCCGGTTCCACATGAACATAGCAGCGTACCGCAGGCTGTCGATGGCGTGATCGCTACACGTCGGATCAGGTCGCTCCTTGACCGGCTTGCCGTCACGGCTCCGCGTCCATATGTAGCTGGCCATCTCGTCCTCAAGACAGTACGGCTTTTTCTTCTCAACGCGATCTCTGTCGCGGCCCACAAGGCTATCGCGCAGAATGAAGATACGGGGGCCATTATCGGTCTTGCTTAAACCCCACCGCACCATGTCGATACCGGTGCGGATGGCGTTTCGCGCCTTCCGGGCGATACGGTTGCCGTTCCGCCCCCGTGCATGCCCCAGACGGTCGTTGAAGACCTTGATGTACTCAGGCTCGCTAGGGTCGCAGACCAACGCCTGAAGGTTGTACTTCTCGTGGTACTTGACCACGTGCTCTGCCCACCAGTCCTGCGTCTGCCCGGTGCGGTAGATTTCCGCGATGCGATACATGCGGTCGTCGTTGACGCCCCAGATTTGCAGACAGCCTGGGTGCCGCAGGCCCTTGTCATACGAGGCAAAGCACCACTTGAACTCAGGAGCGTCCTCTTTGTCGATGATGTGGATACTAGGGTCCCACTCCTCGAAGATGACGCCCTCCTCACTAGCCCAGCGGCCCTCATAGAGGTTGGCTCGGCGCGCTCCATGCGGCAGGTTAGCCAGGATGCCGTTGACGTATGCGTCACCGCGCTTGGTCCACTGGCCCTTATCGTGGTCCCAGTAAGTAGGATTGTCCTGGTGACGGGAGAGCAGCCGCAGCTTCTGGTCCTTCTTGTGCCGGTCGGGCACCTCACGGAAGCCCTGCGGGAAGTACTGGTTCAGCCAATGGTACTCGCCTGCGGGGTTCGTGTCCGCGATGCGCATCTGCCAGGGCATCACGAAGTTACGGTTTGCACGAGACAGGT